GAGTTTTGACGGGCAAAACGCCCCCTTGGCCGCGAAGTTCCAGAACACCACGATGACCGCCGCGGAGACACGGAGGCTAGAAATGGTTAAGACCGTCAACACCATATGCGACGCCTTCCACATCCCGAACCCGAGCGTCATCCGCGAGTGCGCGACTGACCTTGTTGACAAGCTTGATGAACGCGGCGTCAAGCTGAACGGAAAGAAGCGGTTTGCCTCCTACGCAGTCGCCGTTTACTTTTCCTGCAAGCTCAACGACGCGTCCCGGGAACTCCGCTCGTTTGCAAGCACGTGCTCTATGGACGCCAAGAACCTGAACTTTGCCGTCAAGGTGTTCAAAGAAAGCATCCCAGACATCTTGCGAAAAAACACTTCGGAGCACGAAATTTTCCTAAGCTCTACCGTTGCCAAGTTTTCTCTTGACGACGCCTCGCGAAAGACGCTGCGGAAGATCTCTCTCGGCTTCATCAATAAGTATCCGCAAATCTTTGAGACCGGTCGTAAGCCGAGGACCGTGATCGCCGCGGTTATTCTTATCCAGGTGTTCAACTCGGACGTGCCCATGGACGCGAAGGACATCTCGGCGACCATGGGCATCTCGCACAGCTCCGTGGCAACCGCGGCAAAGGAGATCTCGAAGATGTGCAATGTGTCTTTCTAGCAACTTAAAGAAAAACGAAACCCCTATTGTAAACCATGCTCACTTTTGAAAACTCAGACAACAAGTGTTGGAAAATCTCAGCACTACAGGCCGTCGCGCACATTCCGCAGCTGGCAAACCTCCTGCGAAACGAGGAGTTCTTGGCCAAGGTCTTGTTTACGAAGCGCAAGAACTGCAGCGACTTTGCTACAGCGCTGTCTGGCATCATGACCAGATACTGGTCGTCTTTCGAGCACACGGGCGTAGAAGCCATTACGGATATCACCGATATTTACGTCAGAATCAACAGAAACTTTGCGGGAAAGAAGATGTACGACGCCACGGAATGTTTCATGAAAATTATAGAGACCTTGAACTCTGTGTTCCTGCCAAAAAAGGATTTCGTTCTCCCGGAGACTTGCGACGCAAAGGCGTGGGAGGAATACGTCATCAAGAACTCTTCCACGTTCCTCTCGGACATTTTCACCGGGCAGACGCGTCGAGTCGCGACGGACGGCGAAGTCGTGTTCAATCACTTTGATGGTATAACAATCAGTATGAAACACCCTACCGTCGAGGCCGGAATCCGCGAATTTCTGCACGATACAGACACCAACGTGAAACAAGACATCACAAAGTTTCCTCTCATTTTGCCCGTGTATTTACAAAAAACTTCTGCAAAGCCATTCATTGGGTATGATACACAGCTGAAACTTTCGGACACCGTGTACGAACTATTCGTTGTTATGGTGCACAGCGGAAACCATTGGATGACGCTGGCTAAGGGACCCTCTGGCAAATGGAACTTGTTCAACGACTCACAGATTGTTGAAATCAATGACTTGAACTCTCTCATTCAACGCGACGCCATGATGTTGCTTTACAAGAAGAAAGTTGATTGTTAAACATCTGTCTCTGGATGAAGTGATAAGATTTACGTGTTTCTGTCGTTGCACATTTGTCATTTGACCCCGTCTCTGGGTGTGTCTATATAAACAACTTAACTCGGGTTCAATTGTAAAAAACGAAACAATCATGCAGACCCAGAAGAGCGCCGTGTTTGTCAACGGCAAGGAGTTCTCGCTGCACCAGCTGACTGGTCAGTCGGCACACGGCGCCCTCGTGGAGATGAAACGTCTGTCCCTTGACGACCATAAGCGGTTTCGTCTCCCGGGCCCCAACCCCGTCAGCATCGAGAAGAAAGACCTCTCAAAGCTTCGAAGTGGATACGTCATCTCTCCCAAGACTGACGGCACGCGCTACATCATGATGTTCACGCGGTTGTGTGGCTACAAGGTGGTCGCGATAATCGACCGCGCGATGAACGTGTTTCTTTTCCCACTGCAAACGGTCCCCCGTTCCTTGTATCAGGGAACTATCTTCGACGGGGAACTAACCGTGACCAAAAACGGGACCCCGACTTTTATGCTCTTTGACGCCGTGGTTATTTCTGGCGTCACCGTGTCCCATTTGAACATGGGCGAACGGTTCACCGCCATGCGTCGCTCCCTCCGCAGTTTTCGGTCCCACCCCAAGGACCCCGCGGATTTGGCCCTGAAAGACTGGACGCCCGTAGAGTCCCCCGACGTGAAGAAGCGGCTGGAGGCATCGGAGAAGGTTTTCCACACCGACGGATATGTGATGGTGAACGTCAACAAGTCGGTCACATATGGCCGCGATTTTGATTTTTTCAAGCTCAAACCGCACGATAAGCACACCATCGACTTCATCGTTATGGACGCCGCCGGCACCCTTGGCGTGTTTGACCCCGCGGTTCGAAAGAACGTGTCTATCGCGAGTTACGACACTACAAAGAACATGTTCCTCATTGGCACCGTCGTCGAGTGTTCCCATAATGGGGGCGGCGCGTGGTCCCCCATCCAGATGCGCACTGACAAGACGGAGGCGAACGACATTCTCACGTATCAGCGGACCCTCGTAAACATCCAGGAAAACATTACCCTGGTCGACGTTCTGAATGCTGTGAACAAAGCATAAAATACGACTTGTAATTATGAAAACAGATAAAAATATTTGAGTACATAAAATGCAGCACATGTTTTCAGCATTTATTGCCATCGCAATACTACTCATCATAGCCGGCATTGCTTACCTGAAAAGCGAAAACTTTGCAAACTACCCGTTTAAAAACGATTTTATGAAGCTGTACTACAATGAAATCGCAGAGGATCCCGCGTTCGTCAAAAAATACCCTTATTGGGGGACAGGATCGAAAGTAGGGTTGAGATGCCAGAAGCCAAATAACGTGGGGTGTAACACCATGTGGGTAAACGGGCGTCTAGTGGAAATAACACCAAAACTCGTTGCCAACCTGAAATGTCGTTATGGAATGCCTCTAGAAAAGATTCTTACAAACATAGTGTAAATGCCAGTCCCGACAAGACGCACTTTTCGTTTGAGTGACCACACGCGAACGAAAAATACTCTATTTATTTCTTATTTACTTCTTCAGGTAACGCTTTTTGCCATCAACGATCACAAACAAAGCGCCGGTCTGGGATTTGTGGATGACGCGTCCCTTGCTGTTTTTACGCCCGGTGTTCACATGGGTAGCCGCTTTTGCCGGTCTAGCGGCAAGCTTGGCATTTAGCTTCGCAGTATTTTTAGCAATGCTCTGGCGGAGCTTTTGCATCTCGCTCTCGGCTTTCTGCACGCGCTTTTTCCACAGCCTGTGGGTGTTAGCCGCAACCTTGGCTTTCTTCATCGCGTTTTCCAGGGACTTTTTCATCGCCTCTTTCTGAGCGGGGCTCGCCTTGTTGACACGGGCGCGTATCATAGCCACGGCAGCCTCGGCATCGCGCGACTCCTTTCCGTACTTGTTCGCGGAGGCGAGGGCCCCTTTGTGCACATCGCCAGCGTGTTTCATGTGACGTTTCTGCCAATTGAGCCTCTCGCGGGTCCTGCCAATTCCGGATTTCCCTTCTGTCTTCGCGCGGCGCCTCTCGTACTCGTCGTTCGTTGCTCCTCTCACGGCTTTCTCGAATGGGTATTGTGGCATTGTTAAAGTAAGCAACTATTTTTTTTTAGAAGATGCCGTGGCGTCTTGTCAACATTAATTTACAAATTTTACAAAAATACCATCTTTCTTTTTCGTCATTTTTACCATGACGTTTTTGTTCAATACGAAATTCATCTCAGTGTCAAACGCGGCAAGCGATTCCATGAACGAAACAAACATCCGCGAACGAAATGTCTCGCCAGGGAACATCTTCTTCAGTGCGGAACGCCAGAACATCGTTCTCATGCCAGTGTAGCGCACGTCTACGAGCGCGCTCCCCCCTTCGAACGACTGAACGAAGTTGTCAGAAAGAACGTCCATCGCGCCGCTCAGTTCAGACATAGAGTCCTTGAGCTTGAACAGACCCGGAATGAACCGGTCATTCCACGCGTTCATCGTGGGAACAATCGTGTTCCGAATCTGACCGCGCATAAAGTGAGGCGGGGTCGAGTTAGGAAGGAAAGGGATATTGTGGCTGCGTGCGTATTCAATAATTTCGTCTTTCGTGATACCAAGGAGCGGTCGGAAGAACTTGATGCCGTCTTGCTCCACCACGGTGTCCATCCCCGAAAGGTTGTAGTACTTTGTCTCCGTGGCAATGTTTTGGAAGATGTTTTCCAACACGTCGTCCTTGTTGTGGCCCATTGCCACGTGCGCGCTACGAGAAATCGTCTTGTACGTTCCGTACCGAACGTTGCGCGTGTAGCTCTCGTAGGTCGTGCGCATACCTGCGTCTACGCACGGCTGGCGGTTTATCTCGTCAATGCGGCGGACGTGGATGGCGTGCCCGCTCCAGTTTACCCAATCGGCAACAAAGGCTTCCTCGTCGTACGCGCACTTCCTGTTCGTGTAGTTAACCATCGCGACGCGGAGTTCGAAACCGTAAATACCGCGGAGCCCGGAGAGGATGTGGAAGAGCGTCATCGAGTCTACGCCCCCGGAAATAGACATCGTGATCTCGCGGGGGGAGACTCTTTTCAGAGCGGTCTCCACTTCCTTTACTATGTGGTTGTTCCTGTCTACTCGCAACGCGTAGTCGTCGGGGGTAAAAAAAGTCGTCCGGGCGTGTTTCTCCGCATCGAAGATGACGTCGTTGCACACGGTATGGATAAACGGACTCTGGTCGCCCGTCGGACAGCGCTCGTATGACGCTTTCAGGAAACGATGGACGAATTCGTGACACCCCGGCGTCGCACGACTCCACACCGCTTTCGCGGCGTGCCGAATCCATACAGGATCCTTGGTGTGCCGAAGGGGCAGGTGAACAAAGCAGAACACAACGTCGTCGCGGATCTTCTCTACGTTCAATCGGTCGAAGAACGAGAGTGCCAGGTGGAGGAAGTATTCAATGACGTGGTTGCTTTGCGTGTGTCTAAACACGTGTCGAGGCAGCTGGTCAAACGTAATTACCAGATTGGCAATGTCCGCGTTGCTGAGGTTCCGCTGGTCCTCGAGTGAAAAGTTTAGCGCGTTCTCGTGCCGCCTGAACATATCATCTGTTTCATCACTCTGGGAGAACCAGAATGCCTCATTCTCCAAGAACTCGTTGACAAAATCGCGCACAGAGTTCATTGTGAATACACTTGTGAATACACCACGAGACGCAGAATATCATATTTATGGTTATCAAGCCCCCGGGTCAAATGACAATCTCGTCGGGTATGACCACGGAAGCTCCGCAACGGATGGTGCCATTAGAAAACAGCCGGTGGTACCGGTTGCTTCGCAGAAATCTATTCTTGGATACGCGCGGCATCAGTAATTGCGAATATTTGTCGTAAAACTCGGAAAATGTCATCTCCTCGTACACTTTTATGGTGTTTTTTTTTAAAATGTATTTTAAAAAACACATTTTTAATAAAAGATGTATTTATTTTAATCGGTCCGTTAGAAAATGTTTTATAGGAACGGTTTGTATGCCAACACTGTGCTGTGTATATCGTCACAAACATAAATAAACATAAATTAAGATGATTAAGATGTAGACATTAAAATGAAACCATTCTTGAAATGGGTTGGCGGAAAACAAAAAATAATAAAGGAAGTCCTAGATACGTTTCCTAACGACATTGATACGTATTATGAGCCATTCCTAGGAGGGGGATCTGTGATGTTTGCGCTATTAGAAAGTGATATCGCAGTGAAAAAAATTTGTGTCAATGATATAAATAAAGTTCTTATTCGGACTTTTATAGATGTTAGAGACAATGTTGGCGACTTGATAGAAGAACTCCGGAAATTGAAAAACGACGAAGAATCGTACTATGAAAATAGAACCATATTTAACGAGTTGAAACAGCGTGGGGTTTTGTCTGTGAAGACGTCCGCACTGTTTATTTACCTCAACAAAACCGGGTTTAGGGGGCTGTATAGAGAAGGACCTAGGGGTATGAATGTTCCGTTTGGCCACTACAAAAATCCAACAATATTTGATGAAGAATATATAAGAAAGTGTTCACGCTCTATTAAAAACGTCGTGTTTTCTTCGACATCGTATGACGAGTTTCTCGCAGACGTTAAAGAACAAGATTTCGTATATTTAGATCCACCGTACGTTCCTGAAACGACCACATCGTTCACTAAATACAATTCGCAAAATTTCCTCGACCATGGATCTTTGTTCGATCTAATAAAGACGCTCCCCCGGTTTTCTATGAGTAATTCTAATACACCACTGGTCCTAGACTCTTTTTCTGAAGACGTATACGATGTCCGTATCGTGTCATGCCCGCGCGCTATTAACTCGAAGAACCCTGGTTCTAAAACGAACGAAGTGATAATAAAAAATATTATTTAATATCGTCAATATAAAATAATATCGTCGTTTCAATGTAATATCTTGCTATACAATTAAACGGGGATGACACTAAAAGATATCTCGAAGTCTATTGGTGATTTCTTCCGCCGCGAAAGCACCATCACACACGGCGAGATGATGATGTTGACCCACACGTGCTTGTGATTTTACATATCACTCGTGGTGTTTGGTTCTGTGACGACTTCGTCCGCCCTGATCACGCCGTCTTTTTTCCGTTGCATGACACAGGACCACCCTTTCCGAAACCAGCATTTATACAGAAACTCGCAACATACGTCGTGTAATTAAGACTATCGTAATCTCTATTGGCTTTCCTCGGGTCAGTGATATACTTTCCAGACGCGTCCTTTACCGTCAGTTCCGCGAGCCCCCGTTTGTGCGCCCAGAGACCGCTGTTTTGAACGAGTACTTTGTTAGAGTTCTGGGGGAGGTTTATAGTACTCTTGTTGACGTTCATGTTCTTTGCGAGCGTGTTCACGTTCTTGCCATTGGTATCGGTAATCATATCGCCCATCTGTCGATACCAGTGATAGTCGCGTCCCTTGGAAACGAATGCCATCACCTTGTAGTAGCCCTCTTTGCATTTCACACACGGCTTCGCAAGGTAGCCGCCGTCTTTCTTCGTGGCAAGATCTGCCAGCACGCGCTCCTTGAGGATCTTGGGGTCGGTGAGGTCATCGTCTTTCTTGAGAGTTTTCGAAATCTCGCCCGGTTGCAGCTTGCGTTTGTTTTTGCCAAACCAATCGATAGCGAACGAATAACAGTTGTTAGACTGCTTTCCAATCCCCGAACCATACACAAAATCTGTAAACAGCTCCTCAGAACCACTCGTCGGCAATTTGGTCATATTGTTTGACATATATAGTAACCCAACATAATATATCGGAGGAAAAACGTCGATATTATTTTATATCGACGTTTCACTATCGTATACAACCAATGGATATGCAACCCAGAATGGCTTCCAAACAAATTTATAAGCCGGTTTCGCTCCCGGATGAAATCCGCATGAAGGCACGGAAAATGCTGACTGTCGCAGTAGAGGACGAACAGGTTGCCACGTTTCTAGAAAAGGCCTCGTGGAACCACTCGGTCGAGTTTTGCAAGAAGCGGGACATACAACTAGACTGGGACAACTTTTCATTCAGGAATGCGTATACGCAAAAAATCCTGAGCGTGCGATATAACATCAGACAGCGCCCGGATATCCTAGAAAAAATGAAAGCGGGGCAAGCGTCAATCAAACAGTTCGTGAACGCAAAGCCGCACGAAATCTGCCCAGATAAATGGGAAAAGGCGTTTGAACTGGCGGCAAAACGAGCCCTTCGCTTCTCGGACGCCTCGTGCTTAGACCCCAAGGACATGCCGGATGGTATGCTCCAGTGCAGGAAGTGCGGGTCCAAGAAGACGTCCTACTATCAGCTCCAGACTCGTTCAGCGGACGAGGGTATTACAACTTATGCACGGTGTCACGAATGCAATAACCGATGGAAGATGAATTAAATAAACGCAACAACAAAAATTAGCATTTTGTCATTTTACCCCGGGCTCTGAAAGTCTACATATAGCCCCGCACACGCGTCAAACTTAAAAAAAATAGGGACACACATCCCCATGAGGCTGAACGAGGCGATTGACGAGGCGATCACATGCGCGGAGCAGGCGGATCAGCCTTTCCGCCACGGGTGTGTCATAATGTCCGGAAAAAAGATGGTGTCCAGCGGATTCAATCACGGGAGAAAGAACATCGGAACGTACTCCGTGCACGCCGAGATGGACGCGTTGTGGAAGCTAAATACTGACGTATACGATAATCTAAAGGCGGTCATCGTGCGCGTCTCCAAGACCGGATATCTCGGGAACTCGAGGCCGTGCACAATGTGTATGTCGGCGCTGAAGCAGCACGGCGTCAAGACCATAGTATACTCCTCGGTCGGAGGTCGCATAGAAATGGAACGGATAGACTAGCGGACTTAAAATAAATCACGAACACGACTTTATTTCGGTGTCAACATTTTCGGCAACATCAGTGTAAAAACGTTTCGTATCATGAGGGAGTTTATACATCCGGTGGTCACCAGTAGCGCATATCTTGATGACCTCGGCAGGCGACACAGGATTGTCTTTCTTAACACCGGTAGAAAACTGCGGGGTAGTCATCGCGAGCATATCGCGTTTCACTGGCTGGGGGAGATACGGGATGTGAAACGTTTCGTCGTAAATGTCGGTCTGCTTCGCGAGGTAATCGTTTCTAAATTTTGATAGTTTCTGCTTCACCCCCTCCCCGGTGACGGGGTCTTTACTTTCCACGACGTTCTTCTTCGGGTCGTATTTGATGAGGGGTTTCCCAGACATCGTGCCGCGAGTATACTTGAACAAAATGGCAGGTATCTGTTGTGGGTCGGCACCACGTATCTCGCGGATGCACTCTTCGCTCTGGATGGCATCTTGAATGCTACCAACGATGCTCTGCTCTGGGACCACAAGGTTAATGGTAATAGAATTGTCAGTCATGTTCGTAGAATTGTCATTATGGATGGTATCCGCCTTCTGACCGATGTTTGTGACAGGTTTTGCTTCATAATCCGTGCGTCTCACGAACTCTATGGTTTCTACTGATATTGAATGATCACCAGTGGTGTTTTCATGTTTCTTTGCGTTGCTTCTGTTCATTGTATCATAACCACACGAGCACGTATACAAAGGGCACTTATAGAACTTCATTCTAATGCTGAAAAACATAATTTTAGAAAAATTTTTACAGAGCTATCTAGTAGTAGCTAGTAGTCATGTAGAGCGTTAGAGGTATCTAGTAGGACCATTATTTTTTTTTTTTTTTTTTTGAAAACTCTTGTTTACACAGAAAACACTAAAATGAAGTGTGGTTTGGAGAATACACATATTTCGCCAATAACAAAAATATCTACATGTAGTATGATTTCTTCTTCCGAGCTTGTGCTATTAATTCTCCTCGTGGTCGTTCTTATTATGTCCCTTTGGACGAGGAACGAGGCGTTTACTCTAGAAAGTAGCCTGCCACCAAAGGGCGATTACGTCATAACCATCCCGAACATGTTGTCCCATGCAGAATGCGACGCTCTTATACAGGCATCCGTCAAGAAAGGGTTTGTCGCATCGGAGGTTGCCGGGTTCAAGGACGACGACCCGGCGTACCTTGACTTGAAGTCTCGGAAGAGCGAGCAGACGTGGTGGTCCGACGGGGACCACTCAGTGGCGGACGCCCTGCGGCAGCGGACGAAAGATTTCTTGAAGACGAAAGGCCTCGAAGAAAGCGCGTATGACTGCGAAGATATACAGGTTGCCAGATACTACAAAAACGGATACTACAAGCACCACTTTGACGGCGACGATTGCGACGAAAGTTGTCCCAAAAACCAACGCATAGCCACGATGCTTGTGTACTTGAAAGAGCCCACATCCGGTGGCGAGACGGATTTCCCTACACTTAACAAGGTCGTAAAGCCCAAGAAGGGGGATGCCGTGTTCTTCTGGTGCGCGGACCCAAAGACACGGAAACTCTACAAGGAGACGCTACATGCAGGGATGCCGGTGAACGGCGGTGTAAAGATAATCGCTACGCAATGGATCAGGAGCAAGTAGTTGCCGATCAGGAGCAAGTAGTTGCCGATCAGGAGCAAGTAGTTGCCGATCAGGAGCAAGTAGTTGCCATCTTATAGCGTAGCATAGCCAGTGTCCCACTCGCCGGTTCCCGCCGGGTCTCCGACGTTAGAAAACAGGAGTTCGTTGTCGTTGCTTTCGAAGCCGTCTACGATCATCCTCTGGTAGAACTTTTCGTTTACGTATTCGAACACGGGCGTTCCCACAACGCGTGACCCGTTATTCTGGATGAGCGTCGGGACGGCGGTGATGCCCACGCGCTGCATGGGGGTGAGGCCATGATACTCTACGATGAGGAGGCCGTGGTCAGGAATGCGCTTAAGGACGTCGAGGAGGCGGATGCAGTTCGGGCATTCTTTGCTGATGATTACCAGTCCGGTACTTTTGTTCATTTGAGATGAAAAACATTTTTTTTTAAAAATATTTACAAAGGTAAATGCAAATGTTCCTGGGACTTTCGGTGCTCATCCTGATTGTTGCAGCGGCATTTATGTATTACAGGAACAAAGAAAAGTTCGAGAACGGGGTCGTAGTAGGAAAATTCGCGGAGCCTATCCCCGACAATCCTATGCAGAGCTACACCCAACAGCCTCTGAACCTGTCATTCGTGTTCGCAGACCCAGTGCCTGACACTGCCACGTCTTTCGATCGTGTGCTGTCCCGGTTCACGGACAAGAAAGCCCCTTCTTCCCTTATCCAGGGGGCGAATTTCCCAGAGGCGGCTCCGTATTCCGACTCCGAGGTCGAAGCCGTCGCCAAAAAGGCGCTCGCTAGGGTGAAAGGCCCCGACGCTCCCGTGCTCAACTTCATTTCCGTAGAATACGCAGCAAAGGGCGTTGACAACCTGAAGAATGTCCATTACGACATCGCGTTTGTGGTGTACGATCAAGTGAAGGCATTCTCCGTGAAACTCGCTCTGGTGGCAATAGTCGCTCCCAACGGGAGACTGTGGATCAAAAAATTAGCGTCATTCAACGGCCTGTCAAAGCCCAAGGACGACTCCGGGGTTAAAGGCGTGATGCACATAGACGAGACCGAACTCGCACCATTCTCGAACGATTTCATCTCGTTTGAAAAATTGTACAGCGAAAATTACTGAACCGTCAAATAAAATTACTGAACCGTCAAATAAAATATTTGTTACTTTTATACTATAGATGAAGAATAGTAACGAAGATATGCCCAACCTGAACAATCTTGAAAAGATGTTTGGTTCTGTTAAATCATCTAAGAGGTCGTCTCCCAACAAGAGGTCTCCCACTCTTTCCGACATCCTCGGGAAGTCCCCCGGTAGGGATAATTTCAACTGGAACTATATCGAAAAAGCCCTGACAAGTAAAACTCCCGCCGGGAAAAGGAAGTCTGCTTCTCCTGCGTTGAGTCTGCTCAATGATTACGGCCGTCTCAACGCGCCTTCTCCCACACTGAGCACCCAGAAGAAGCCCGCGAGGAAAATCGCCCCGAAGGCAAAGCCCGCGAGGAAAATCGCCCCGAAGGCAAAGCCCGCGAGGAAAATCGCCCCGAAGGCGCTGAGCCCTCTCATGTTGTCCAGAGACAACTCGGGGAGAAGCGAATATATACCAAGCGGTCTTTCGACCCCCGCGAGGAAAATCGTCCCGAAGGCGCTGAGCCCTCTCATGTTGCCCAGAGACAACTCGGGGAGAAGCGATCTTTCGACCCCCGATAGACAATTTGGCCACAAATTTGACGGGATGAACACTGGCGAGAAGGACGACAAGGGAAGGATAATCTACGCGGGAAAGAGGGGTGGGAAATTCGTCATTTCGTCAAGCGGGGCAAGAGTTCCCTATCTGCATAACAAGCTGAAGAACCGCCTTGACAAAGGCAAGTACCCATTCACCGGAAAGGTAGACAGAAACGGCCTCAAGGTGTTCAAGGGCCCCCGCGGAGGCCTCTTTGTTGTTGACAGCAAATCTGGCAAGAAAAAGAACCCCCTTATGCCTCTTAGAGATGCATAACTTAAAAAAAATCTTTCATTGATATACTATGAAAGACGTTGTTCGTCAAATTCTCCTAGATAGGATGCAAGAAAAGCCTTTCTACGTTTGCGACCCTAAATTCGTAGAACGTCTTGTCGACGAATGGCATCGCTTGCTCCCAGGGGTCCAGCCCTTTTACGCAGTCAAATGCAACGACGACCCCATTCTCCTTAAGCACCTAGAGAAAAAAGGAGCCAATTTTGATTGTGCCTCTAAGGGAGAAATCCTCAAGGTTTTGAACACCGGGGCGTCTCCCTCCCGTATTTTGTTCGCGCACACTATTAAGTCTCCAGACGCCATCTTATTCGCCAAAGCCGCTGGCGTAAACATCGCGACGTTTGACAGCACCTTCGAGCTGGACAAGGTAAAGTTGTACCACCCGGGCTGTGACATGGTGCTCCGTATTCGCTGTGACGACCCACACGCTCTCGTCAAACTCGAGAAATACGGCGCAAATGCAGATGAGGTCGTCCCCCTCCTAGAACACGCCAAGCGCATCGGGATGAACGTCAGGGGTATTTCGTTCCACGTGGGGTCGGGATCTCGGAACCCGGACGCGTACTGGAAGGCGCTCAAGTCAGCTAGGGAGGCGTACGATATCGCGACAGGCATGGGGCATGACACCACTATCATTGACATTGGCGGGGGTATGTACGCAGACATAGAAGATGACGACACGGTCACCATGTGCGTGGCGGACTACATTTTAGACGGGATACGCGACTTTTTTTCAGATACGTCAATTCAATTCATCGCGGAGCCCGGGAGGTTCTTCGCGCAACACTACTCTATTGTCGCGTGCCAGATAATTGGAAAGCGTATCCGCGATGGCTTCCACGAGTACTTCGTCAACGAGTCCACATACGGGGCGTTCTCGAACGTGATATACGAAAAGGAAGTGCCGGAACCCGTCGTGGCTAAGGACGTCGACGAAAACGAACAAAAACACATTAGCGTTATCTACGGGTGCACGTGCGACGGAATTGACGTAATTAACAAGCAGGTCCATCTCCCCGACCTAGAAATAGACGACTGGATTTATTTCCCGCGTTGGGGCGCGTACACGAGGGTGCTTCATACGTCGTTTAATTCCTTTGGCGAGTTTGATACGTATTACATTTAAACACACAACATATTTAAACACAACAGGTTCGAACAGTACTGCCGAGTATTTTTCGAATCAACAAAGTCGGAGTTGTCATTTGTCCCCGGAGTTGTCATTTGTCCCCGGAATATCAAAGTCTACATAAACCCATCACTTCGTAAAATACATCAAATACACCAAATTTCCCGACCACCATGGCAAAGCTAACTGAGGCACAGAAGCTCGCAAAGGCGCAGGAGCGTGAGCTCAGGAAGATCGAGATGGCTGAGGCTAAGGCCGCCGAGAAAGCGCGGAAGACCGCTGAGAAAGCGATGACGAGGGCCGCTGAGAAAGCGCGGAAGGCGGCGGAGAAAGAAACCGAGAAGCTTGTCAAGGCCGCGATCAAGGCAGAGGAAAAGGCCGAGAAAGAAACCCACAAGCTCGTGGAGAAGATCGTCAAGGCCGCTATCAAGAAAGCGATTGCAGAGGACGCCAAGGAGCACAAGAAACTGCTCCGTAAGATCGAGCTGGTCCGCAAGAAGCTCGAGGCGATGAAGAAGAAAGAGGAACAGAAACGCGCTCTGGAGGCCAAGAAGATATTGGTTAAGGCTCTCAAGGTCCCTCTCCCAGACGATGATGACATTGTCGAGGACGAGGACATTGACGAGGATGACGATGATGACATTGTCGATGACGAGGACGCTGACGAGGATGACGAGGACGCTGACGAGGATGATGAGGACGCTGACGAGGATGACGAGGACGCTGATGAGGATGACGAAGATGCCGATGAGGACATTGTTGAGGACATTGTTGAGGACATTGTTGAGGACGCTGATGAGGACGCTGATGAGGACGCTGATGAGGACGCTGACGAGGACGCTGACGAGGATTACATGAGCGATAACATGTTCGAGGTTGAGGAAAACGTGTCTCTTGAGATCAAGGTCAACCACGAATACGATTTTTGCCATTTTGACGGCAATGGAAATGCCGTGGTCGACTGGGACCAGTTCAAGACCCGCGAAGAAATCAAGGTTCTCGAGAACGGAAAGACCGATGATGTTGACCTGTATGCTGACCTAGAAGCCGCGTTTGAATCTGAAACCGAACACATCTAACGACAATCATCCAAATGTAACAAACATTAGATATGCCACCGCACACAGAATGAAGAAAATTCCTAACCCCCTCAATCGGTTGTTTTTGGTAAACAGAGTTCCCATGGACACATTCATGTTATTTTTGTAGAGGTCTTCCCATATTCCAACAAGAGCTTCTCGCATATCTTCCACGCCATTTCTGAGTGTGAGACCTTTCACCGTCGATTGGGCGTACATGGCCTCTGCATTTTTATTTACTTTATCTTGGAGAGTCTTTACATCTCTGGCAGTTGCTAAATTGTTGAGTTGGAGGGAGCCGACGTTTTCTATTGCCTTGGGAATAGGAACGTACGGCATGTCAAGAAACAAGTCATTTGCGTCTGGGTCCTTCAACGGAGCCATAACTTCATTGATATCCGGCTGAATGAGTTGCGGTGGCGGCAATAGAGGGTTCTCGTACGTAATTGTCGTCATTTTTACATATTCAAATATTAATTTCCGTTGTATTTACATATCTTCGTGGCTCTCAGATTCGGCTTGCTTCTTAGACTTGCGAGGCTGCTTCGGCTGCTTATTCTTCTTGATGCTCAGCGAGTTCTTTGTCTCGCCCGATAGCTCGGTGTCTGCGATCGCGGAGAGGATGCTGTCGATTTTTTGCTGATCCAGGGTCTCGTTGCAGAAATGTTCGAGCATGCCCTCTACGACTTCCAGACTCAGCTTGTTCTTGACTTCCTTT